TTAGACTCGGTTGCGATATTGGGAGAGGTGGAAACTTTAATGCTTACGTTGGGAGAGATGATAAATGTATGTGGCTACACGGAAAAAATAGAAGCAATGATTTAATGTCGAACGTGAGGGAGATTGAAACGGCGGAGGCTGATGTTAATTTCATTGACGACACCGGAGTTGGTGGAGGTGTGACGGATCGTTGCATTGAAAAAAGCATTAAGGTTATTGCGATAAGAAGTGGTGGGAAAGCAAGTGATAGCGATATATTTAAAAATCTTAGAGGTGAATGTTTTTTTAGAATGAAGCAGTGGATTTTAGCAGGTGGAAAATTAGAGAAAAGCGAACATTGGATGGTTTTGTATGAAATAAAGTGGAAAGTTGACAGCGCTGGAAAATTTATGGTTGAGCCGAAAGAGGATATGATGAAGCGTGCTAAAAAACAATTGATAAGATTGGGTTCAAGCTCTCCGGATGTCGTTGACGCCGGAAGCTTTACTTTTGCGGAAGAGAAAATACCTATGATTGAAGATATTGAAGAAGAAAAGCCAAAGAAGAAAAAAGGGCTATTTGGTGAACTCGAGAAAATAAGAGGTGGTAAAGAATTAGGTATTTGACGATGAGATATAACGATTGTATAATAAATACAGATACAGGGGAATAATTCTTCACAAAAAAAAATGGGAAAGATTAAAGACTTTTTTACCAAAATAAAATCAAAAACAAAATTCTTTTTAGGAAGTTCTTTTATCCAAGGAATGGAGTTGCCAAATTTAAATAAAAAAGATTATTTGGAAAGTTTTCGCGCGAGTGCTTTAGTACATTCTTGCACAAAAAAAATAGGGGAAAAAATGTCAACCATAGAATGGGAGTTGTACCAGTTAAGAGGATTGACTGCGCGCGAGATTGAGCAACACGAATTGTTGGATGTTTTAGCAAAACCAAATCCTGTTATGACCGGAAGTCAATTGATTGAAATTACAAGTATTTACCTTTCCCTTTTGGGAAATTGTTATTGGTATAAGGTACGGAATGCGCGTGGAGAGATTATGGAGTTGTGGCTTATGCGACCGGATTTAACAACTATTATACCGGCGAGCGACGGAAGCATAGCGAAGTACAAATTCAGATTAAATGGAAAGGAAACACTTTATCCGGCGGAAGATGTTGTACACTTTTTGGAGCCGGACCCATTATCTGATTATTATGGATATTCTGCTGTTCAGGCGGCAATGGAAGTTATACGCGCGGATGTTTACGCTAAAAAATGGAATACAAAATTCTTTTACAACTCTGCGCGACCGGATGCAATTTTGACAACAGAGCAAAAAATAGGAACTGCTGATAGAGATGAGATTCGGGAAAAGTGGATGAATAAATACGGAAGCTTTGAGAATGCACACAGTGTTGCTGTTTTGTCGCACGGATTAGATTACAAGCAAATTTCGGTAAATCAAAAGGATATGGATTTTGCAAATATGCGGATTGCGAACAGAGATGATATTATTATGGCATTGGGAGTTCCGAAGAGTGTAATGGCGATTACTGATGATGTTAATCGAGCGAATGCAGACGCTGGAATTTATGTTTTTCTTTCGGAAACAATCAAGCCAAAAATGGAAAAGTTGACTGATACTTTGAATATGTTTTTGGTAAACGAATTTGGTGATGATTTAATTTTGGTAAGCATTGATCCTTCACCGGGTGATAAGGAGAGCTTGGATAATCACTATGTCAAGGCGCACAACAAGTGGATGACAACAAATGAGATAAGGATTGCTGAGGGATATGACCCGATTGACGGCGGTGATTATATTTACCAAACTATGAGCCTTGTACCTATGGAAGAGCCTACGGATGATATTGTTGACGATACGAATGATGATGAAAAATCAATAAATAAAGGATTGCATTTAGTTAAAATCGGAAAAGGTTTTTGCGCGCAAAAAGCACACGACAGAAAAAAAGAAGAAAAGTTAAAGCAAGTATACAAGCGAGCAATAAGGGGAAGAAAGTTTTTACGAATTAAGGATGATATGATTAGTAAGATCACAATTGAAGTTTGTCAAAAAATAGAAAAGGCAATGAATGGAAAAAAAATTGAAGAAGAAAAAAAATACACAAAGGATCAGAAAGAAATTCTTTGGAAAGAGTTTGATGAAAGATTGAAAGGTTGGGATAAAAAATGGAAGTCTATGATGAAAGGTTTGTGGAGCCAACAGAAAAACAGAGCATTAGAAAAACTTGACAAAACAAATTTAGGAAAAACTGTAAAAAGTTCAGAATTGGATTTGCTTGATTTTGAAAAAGAGGTTAAAATATTTATAAAGAAAGCTACCCCGGTTATAAAGACGATTGTTGAAGAGGCGGGAAATATTGCTTTGGAGCAAGTCGGAGAAAAATCTATCAAAAAAGATTTTGACATATCAGATCCGATTACTGCAAAATTCATAGAGGACAAAGCAATGCAATTCGGGGAAGTGGTAAACGAAACAACCATAAAAAAATTAAAAATAACTTTGGCGGAGGGAGTATTGGAGGGTGAGAGTATTGCAGAACTGAAAAAAAGAGTGGAAGAATTGTTCGAGAGTTTTTACAAAGGAAGAGCAAAGACTGTTGCGCGCACGGAAGTGTTAAGTGCGAATAATGCCGGAACTAATTTTGGTTATAAGCAAAGCGGAATTGTAAAAAAGAAAGAATGGTTGAGTACGCTTGATTCACGAACAAGAGATAGCCACGCTGGAATGAATGGTGAGGCTGTGGCGCTGGGTAAAGATTTTAGCAACGGATTGGAGTATCCAGGAGATCCAAGTGGAAGTCCGGAGGAAATAATAAATTGTCGCTGTACAACAATACCGGTACTTGAAGATTAAAATAATTTTATAATTAAAAATATGAAAAAAATATTCGGATTAGGGGAGTTTACTTTTAAGGGAGTAAATAGTGATGACGGAACTTTTGAAGCCGTAATTAGCGGAATAAAAACCGACCGCTACGGCGATACAATAAATCCTGAGGGATGGGTGTTGAAAAACTTTAATAAAAACCCTGTGCTTTTGTGGGCGCACGATCACCACACGCCGACAGTTGGGCGCGCGTTGAAAGTTTGGGTTGAGGGAAAGGTTTTGATGATGAAAGGTGAATTTGCGCCAACACCATTCGCGCAAGAATTAAAACTATTGGCTGAGAATGGATTTTTGAGAGCGTTTTCTGTTGGGTTCAAACCAATCGATTACAAATTTAATGACAACGGTGTTGATTTTCTTTCGCAGGAATTATTGGAAGTTTCTTTTGTCAATGTTCCGGCTTACGCAGAGGCACTTATGAAAACAGTTGACGGAGATCAAGATAAATATAAAAACTTTATTGCCGGAACTGACAAGAGTTTGAATTGGGATGGACTAAAAGAAAAAGATGGGCGCGCAGAACTATTGCAAGAAAAAAAGGATGATGATAAAATAGAAGAAGAAAAGATTGTATTTACAAAAAGTGAATTTAATGATTTCAAAAAAGAGTTGGAAATAAAAGCCGGAAAAGTTTTGTCAAAAAAGAATAGGAATTTGGTTAAATCAGTGATAGGGGCTATGGATAGTGCGCTGACACCGCTAAAAGAATTGTTGGAGGCTACGAATGACGAAGCCGATGACAAGGGGGCTCAACTTGAAGCTAAGGGCGATGATACCGCCAAAGCTACGAAAGACGAGCTTATAAAAATAGCGGGGAAAGCAATCGAATCATATCTGATAAAATCAAGAGAGGACAGGTCTAAAAAATAGGGGAATTTAATTTGTTAATATTTAAAAAGATGGACAAGGAAATGTTAAAGCTCATCGGAGAGGCAGTCGGCGACGCTGTCAACTCTAAAATGGATGAGATTAAAGCAAGTGTTTCTGAAGTGACAAAAGGGGATGTAAAAATCAGAGGACAAAAGGAAATTGTAGAGGGTGAAAAATCAGTTATGAATATGAAAAGAGTGAAAGCTCCTTTCGTACAGTTGGGAGAAAAGATGGACAAATTTGTGTCCGATATGAAGTCAATGATTAGAGGCGCGCAAGTTTTGCAAAGTGAAGCA